AGTAGTAACTTCAGATAATGATAAACTATCTGAGGTTATTCATACATTTAATTGTTACTTAGATGAAGGTCATTGAATGACTAAGTTTATTATAACTCAGTATGAAACTGATATAATAAAACATCTTACAGACTTTGACGTTCTTATATCTGAGAACGATGAGTCTATATGTTTATTTGATACCTATGAAGAAGCTGTAGAATTTTTAATGGATGAAGGTGTTCGTTACGTTAATGGTAGATTTTTAAACAATGTAAACATAGAGAGGTTACAATGAATATTAATTATAAATTAGTTGTTACTCTTATTTTAGCCACGGTAATGATAGTTCTTATGTCCTCAAGATCTAAAGCAGATGAGTTAGCTTGTTTATCTGAGGCTGTTTACTTTGAGGCTAGATCAGAAAGTTTTATAGCGCAGTTGGCTGTAGCTAATGTAGTTTTAGAAAGAGTTAAGTATGATAATTATCCAGATACAATCTGTGAGGTAGTGCATCAGGGTAAATATATAAATAGTAAACCAATAAGAAATAAATGCCATTTTTCATATTGGTGTGACGGCAAACCAGAAAGAATAAAAAATATAAAAGCTTACAAAGAAGCTATTGATGCAGCATCTCTTGCTATGCAAGGTGTTAAAATAGATATGACACTTGGTGCTACACACTACCATGCTAACTATGTAGATCCTTATTGGAGTAAAAATCCAAGATTTATTTATCTTGGTGCAATAGGCACACATATCTTTTATGTTGACAGTATATTATTAAAATGATAGAACATAAACATATTAAACAACTAAAAGATATAATAAGAAAAAGAGATGAAGAAATCGCAGAGTTGCGAAAGAAACTTTCTCAGTATGAAAAAGATAGTAGAAACAAATGGGTTGAAATAAATGGCTAAAAATCTTTGGGACAGAGAGAGAAACGATATCTTTAAAGACCTTACCAGACAGTATGAAGAAGAGGGTTACTCTCTTAAAGATGCCAAACGTCTTGCTAAAAAAGAGGTTGATGAAGTAATGGAAGACAAAGAAGACATAGTAAATTATCTATTAAGTGATGACTTGTTTGAATAATTATGTGGAAATTATTTATTAATAATAAAATATTATCTTTAAGTTTTAAAACAAAGAGAGAAGCAATGGAGGAGATAATAAATAGAGAAGGACTACTTAAATATCTAGGGGTAAAAGATGTATACAGGATTAAAAGAGTATGATAGAGATAACTCTCACGCTATTAGCCGCAAGCCTTGCTTTACATGTGATTCAAGTGATGCTAACGTAGAATATGATGACGGCCATCATTTTTGTTACAGTTGTGAGACATACTTTCCACCAAACTATAAATCAGAGGGCAACATGATACAACAACAGAACTCGTATCAACTTAATAAAAATAAATCTTTTAATTTTGCAGCGATAGCTGACAGAAAAATTAGTGAGAAGACTTGCAGAGAGTATGGTGTTACTGTCTCTATGCAAGGATCTATGATCACTGACCACCGATATGAATATTACGATAAAGATAACAATCATATAGCTACCAAGTTTAGACAGACACAAGATAAAAAGTTTTACTCTGAGGGTAACATGTCTGGTGCAGTTCTGTTTGGGCAGAACAAGTTTAATCAGGGTGGTAAATACATTACTGTGTGTGAAGGTGAGCTAGATGCTATGTCTGCTTACGAGTTACTAGGTTCTAAGTGGCCTGTAGTGTCCATCAAGAATGGTGCAGCATCTGCTTTGAAGAATTGTCAACAAGCTCTGGACTACTTAAATAAGTTTGATCAGATTGTCTTATGCTTTGATAATGACAAGCAGGGTAGAGAAGCAGAACAAAAGGTAGCTAAGTTATTTGAACCAAATAAATGTAAGATCATGAGTCTGGATCTAAAAGATGCTAATGAGTATCTGAAGACAGGACAACGTGAGAGGTTTGTTAATACGTGGTGGAACGCTAGAACATACACACCAGTAGGTATAATTAATCTCGCTGATCTTGGTACGTCTCTTTACGATGAGAAGGTAAATGAGACATGCCTATATCCTTGGTCTAAGATGAATGAGAAAACCTACGGTATGCGTACAGGTGAGCTAGTGACGTTTACCTCTGGTGCTGGCATGGGTAAGTCCAGTATCATGCGTGAGCTAATGCATCACATTATGTGTAACACTGAAGATAACATTGGTGTATTAGCTCTTGAAGAGAATACACGTAACACTGCGTTCAATATCATGAGTGTAGAAGCAAATGCCAGACTGTACATTAAAGAGATACGTGAGCAGTACACACAAGAGCAACTTAACGAGTGGCAGAAAAAGACAATTGGGTCTGGTAGGTTCTTTGCCTTTGATCACTTTGGTTCTATTGAAAACGATGAGATACTAGATCGTGTGAGATACATGGCAAAAGCATTAGAGTGTAAGTGGGTCTTCTTGGATCACTTATCTATCCTTGTATCAGGTCAAGAGGACAATGGTGATGAACGTAAGTCTATAGATATTCTTATGACTAAGCTACGATCTCTCGTAGAAGAAACAGGCATAGCTCTACTGCTTGTCAGTCACCTACGTAGACCGTCAGGTGATCGTGGTCATGAGGATGGACGTGAAGTATCGCTCTCGCATCTACGTGGCTCTGCTTCTATTGCTCACCTATCTGATGCAGTAATCGCACTAGAACGTAACCAACAAGCAGACGATGACGTAGAAGCTAACACCACTACCATACGTATCTTAAAAAATAGATACACTGGTGACACTGGTGTAGCTTGTCACTTGCATTATGATAAAGATTCAGGTAGAATGTCACAGATTGATAACCCATTGATGGATGATGAAGATGAGTGAAGTAAGAAAAGCTTTTAACAAAAACCTATACGACAAAGCTGACCGGGCTGCAAAAGATGCAGCATTTAAACTTATCAGCACCATGAACTACACAACTGTTGATACAACAGAACGTAAAGACTTTGACATTATATGCAAAGCAAGAACAGAGACACATCACCTCTATGAGGTAGAGGTAAAGTATGCATGGAAGGGAGAGTGGCCTGAGTCTTGGACTGAGATACGTATACCGCATAGAAAGAAGAGACTACTTGATAAGTGGCAGAAAGAATATCCCAATGCTCTCTTTACTTTCATGGTGTTTCGTAATGACTGTGAGAAAGCTTGGCACATTGATGCAAATGTTTTACTTGATTGTGAAGTTAAAGAAGCTTACAATAAAAATATCTCCAAGGGAGAAAAGTTTTTTCATATACCAGTAGAGAAGGCGAACCTCATAGACATACCATGACTACAGCAGTAGTAGACATAGAGACAGACAGCTTAGATGCTAGTCGTATACACTGCATAGTAGCACAACATTATAAAACAGGAGAGATGCGTGAGTGGGTAGGAGATCAGTGTAAAGAATTTGGGCAGTGGTCAAAGAAAATAGATACATTCATAATGCACAATGGTCTTAGCTTTGATGCTCCTGTCTTAAATAAATTAACAGGATCTAAAATATCTTCTTCACAAGTACGTGATACTTTGTTGGAGTCTCAACTATTTAATCCCATCAGGGATGGAGGTCATAGTCTAAAAGCATGGGGTAAAGAATTAAATTATCATAAGTTTGATTACGATGACTTCAATCATTTCACTCTTGAGATGTTAGACTACTGTAAACAAGACGTAGCATTAACTAGAAAAGTAGCGCAGCGTCTTGAGTTAGAAGGCACAAAGTTTTCTAAAAAGTCTTATGAATTAGAAAGAGATGTTAGAGTTATTATAGATAATCAAGAACGTAATGGCTTTGCGTTTAACATGAAAGAGGGTCAGTTACTCTTAGCTAAATTAGAAGATGAACAACATGAGTTAGAAAGACAATCAATAGAAATGTTTGAGCCTACTATTGTAGAGCTTAAAACTAAGACAAAAGAAATACCATTTAATATAGCATCTCGACAACAAATAGCAGACCGATTGATGAGACGTGGTTGGGAGCCAGATGTATACACAGAAAAAGGTAATGTTGTAATCAATGAAGCTGTACTATCTAAAATTAAAATGCCAGAAGCAGAGATGTTTAGTAGATACTTTCTCCTACAAAAGAGAACTGGTCTTTTAAAATCTTGGATAAAGGAATGTAGTAATGACTTACGTGTTCATGGTAGTGTTCTTACTCTTAAAACTATCACTGGCCGTATGGCTCACCACAGTCCCAACATGGCCCAAGTGCCAGCAGTCTATAGTCCTTATGGAAAAGAATGTAGAGCACTATGGGGAGTGTCAAACAGCGACACACATAAACTTGTAGGCACTGATGCAAGTGGTCTTGAACTCAGATGTCTCGCACACTATATGAACGATACTAATTTTACAGAAGAGGTTTTAACTGGTGACGTACATACTGCTAATCAAAGAGCAGCAGGATTAAAAACTAGAGATCAAGCTAAGACTTTTATCTATGCTTTTCTGTATGGTGCAGGGCCAGCTAAGATAGGTAAAGTCGTTGGTGGTTCTGCTTCTACAGGACAAAGATTAATATCTAAGTTCTTATCTAATATGCCAGCTTTGAAAGTACTAAGATCAAATGTATCAGAGGCTGCTCAGAGTGGGACTATTAAAGGTCTTGATGGCAGAAGACTACACATTAGATCAGAACATGCAGCACTAAATACTTTACTACAAGGTGCTGGTGCTATAGTCTGTAAGCAATGGCTTGTGCAGATAAATGAAAAGGTTAGAAGATCTGGAGTTGATGCAAAGCTAGTAGCATCTGTTCATGATGAGTACCAGTTTGAAGTAGCTAAACCAGATGTTCAAAGATTTTGTAAACTAACAAAGGAGGCAATGTACCAGACACAAAAAATATTTAATTTTAAATGTGACTTAGACTCTGATTATAAAGTTGGAAATAATTGGTCAGAAACACATTAAATTACTTGACAACTAAATTATGGTATGCTATTGTGTATAAGTTACTAGACAATCAAGGCTGGAATAGTCCAGTGAAACTTAAATGGAGAACATAAAGATCATGAATGATCCAATTTACATTACAGGAAAATGTCACTACGCATCAATCACTGAACCAAATACAAAGTTTGACCCAGTTTGGTCTATTCAAGTTGAAGTGAATGATGAAAATAGATCTGTTATTGAGGGAGCCAATCTCAAAATAACAAATAAAGGTGATGAACGTGGAGACTTTGTTACCATCAAACGTAAAGTGATGCGTAAAGATGGCAGTGAGCGAAAGCCACCTGTTGTTAAAGACTCACAGAATAATCTGTGGGATGATAAGTTGATTGCCAATGGCAGTCTTGTAAATGTAAAAGCCATTCCTTATGAATGGAACTATGCTGGTAAGTCTGGCGTATCTGCCGACCTTGCTGCTGTTCAGGTTGTGGATTTTATTGAATACGCAAATAGCAGGGAAGACTTTGCCCCGGTTGACGGTGGTTACGTACAAGAGTCAGCCTCTGTTCCCTTCTAAATAAGGAGAGGGGGAGTGGTGTTTCCTCTCTGCACTGCTCCCCCCATTTTACAATGAAAACTATTGATACTCTTGTAGAAGATATATATAATTTATTTAGTCTTGATCCTATAGATATGGATGAAGCGCAAGTAGATAAACACATAGATACTTTTGGTGAAATGCTAAAGGTACACATTAAAGAATTTTTATATGATGTTCCTAGAGATAGGAAAGGTTTAAGATTATCTGCAATCGGTAAACCAGACAGACAGATTTGGTTTGATATAAATAAACCTATTGAAGAGCATCAACTTAAACCATCAACTAGAATAAAGTTTTTATATGGTTATATTTTAGAAGAGCTTTTACTTTTGTTCTCCACTATTGCAGGGCATGAAGTTAAAGATCAACAAAAAGAAGTATACATTGATGGTGTAGCTGGTCATCAAGACTCTGTTATTGATGGTGTTCTTGTTGACTGCAAGTCTGCTAGTGGTTTTGGTTTTGATAAATTTAAAAGAAATAATTTACTAGAAGATGATCCTTTTGGTTACGTTGCTCAAGTATCTGCTTATGCACAAGCTAATGATATAGATAGTGCAGCATTTCTTGCTATAAATAAATCTACTGGAGAGATATGCTTATCTAAAATACATCAGATGGATATGATCAATGCAACAGCAAGAGTCAAACATCTTAAAGATGTCGTTAATAAAAGTAGTTTGCCTGATAAGTGTTATGCTGATATACCTGATGGCAAGTCTGGTAATCGTAAGCTTTCTGTTGGTTGTGTCTATTGTAGTCATAAGCAAACGTGTTGGTCTGACTCTAATAAAGGTAAAGGATTACGTATATTTAAATATTCAAAAGGTAACAGGTTTTTAACACACGTAGAAAAAGAACCAGATGTAGAAGAATTATATGCATTGGAAGTATCGTAAGAAACCAGACCCAAATACACACTTTGGTTTCGTTTATAAAATAACAAACAAGAAAACAAAAAAATCTTACATAGGCTGTAAACAATATTTCATAACTCGAAAAGGTAAAAAGGTAGAGTCTAATTGGAAAGTATATACAGGATCTAGTAAATACTTAAATGAAGATATAAAAAACTTAGGTAAACGTGCATTTAAATTTGAGATTATTTGTGAATGTAAAAATAAAAGAAGTTTAAAATACTATGAGTGTTACTATCAAGTAATAAACCATGTATTAACAGCAACCCTAGAGGGAACAGATGAACCAGCCTTCTACAATAATTATGTAGGAGGTAAATTTTATAGGCCAGTACAAGAACCTCCAGATGGAAGATGAATTAGAACAAAAAGAATCTTTATATGATTTAACAGGAAAAGATCCTGATCGAAGTTTAAACTTAGCAATTATTTTAAGAGCACTGCTTGACTTATCTAAACCTAAAGAAGATAATGAAACGGTAGAAACATCTTTGCTGAGAGATCAAGCTCATGCGTGGGTCTTTGCCTCTATTGGTGTTACATGTGAGAACTTTGTTTACACTTGTGAGTTAGCTGGCGTTGATCCTAAAACAATAAGAACCTTTGCTGTGAAGGCTGTTACATCAAAAGATAATACAGAGATGAGAAAAAAGTTACATTCTTTTTTATAGAGGGGAGTATGTCTAAAAGAAACGAATCACGAGATGAATATATACTTAGAAGAATGAAAGAAGAATCATCACTAGAAAAACAAGTAGGCGGTAATCACTACAAAGATTGTGCGATACAGCCTATAGAATATATAGAAAAAAATAACTTAACATTTTGTGAAGGTAATATTGTTAAGTATGTAACTAGACATCGTACAAAAGGAGAGGGTAAGAAAGATATAGAAAAAGTAATACACTACGCAGAAATGATTTTAGATTTATATTACAATGAGTAGGGGCAAATGATTAAAGATGACATTACAATCTCTCC